AATTCATTGCGAGGTACTATATTTTCTGAAGGGAATCTGTCTAATCTTTCAATATAATTCTTTGTTGCTCCATTAACAGTCCTGCTTACTTTGAGCCATACTTGATCATAATCTGTTCGTGGAATAATTTCTAAATCTGTAACTTTTGCATCTGCCCCTCCAATTGTATGTACTGACCATGCTTTAAATTTTACTTGGCGATCATAACTTAAGGAAAGAATTTTTCCATTTGCCATAACCATCCATATAATTGGATTAGGTCTTTCTTGCCATACCAATTTAATTATAGAGCTTGTTGATATAATATCATATGCTTTCATTGAAATACGAGTTTGTAGCCATTGATCTTCCGATCCAGAGAACTCTAGCTCCTGTATTTCTCTCCCACCTCTTTGAGGATAAACAATAACATTTGATACAACTACTGGCTGAACATCTGTTGCAGAGTATGAAGTTTCACGATTAATAGTAAATCTACCAGGAGTAACAGTTAGATTAGTTTCTGATCCATAAAGGAAATACACTCCAGCAGAAGTCCCCATTGCAAGACGTTTAGAATCTAATAACCACAGTATCTCATCTAATGTGTCTGAGTCTATTGTGAAATATAATCCGTTAGACGAACTTATAACTTCTGTTGTTACTCCTGAAGTAAGAACAAGCGGAGAATCTTGTACACCTAGTTCTGTAGGTGCAAAGTTATAAAAGTTTCCTGATCGAGATAACCATATTGTAGAAGGTTCTAATGCTGTAGCAGCAAAACAGAGTCTCTGTTGGTATATCTGTGACTGTCTTGGATATCCATTACCAGTAAACGCATCTGGACCTTTTGATGCAAGATTAGTATACGTCCAGTATCCACTAAAAGCTCCTAATCTCCATTCACTTGATCCTGCCGATAAGCTTCCTGTCCAGTATCCATTATCAGAATACACAGATAAATCAGTTTTTAATTTTACTGTAACTTGTGATTCGGAAACAAGTGAAACAATATTCCCCCACGCCCATCTAATTCCACCTCTTCTTGTTGTTGTATCAGCAATTGGATTTAATCTTATTAGTCTTCCAATATCATCAGTAGTAAAATAATGACCCCCATATCCATTTCCTGCTGTAGAAGAAGATGTTGCCCATAAATCTGGATTTGTGCTATATCTGTATTTAGAGTCTACTGTAATTGTAGAGTCTCTTTCATAAATACGTCTAAGTGCTTTAATTTTTCCTGTAAACTGATTACCAGGTGTCGGAGTTGGTGAAGCAGCATCTTTATTTATATAACCAATATCAAATGCAGCCCCATTGGGTTGATCTGAGATTTGGAATGAAACTGAGGTTGCATATACTACATAAAAATAATTATTTGCAACATGTGTTCCTGTAGCAGAAGTACTAATATTAGAATTAGAACTATGATAAGAAGGATAATAACCACCTAAACATACATCACCACCATCAGCAGGATCAACAGTTCCATCTTTAATTATTATTTGTGTGTTGTCTGTTAGCGCATTTACAAATAAGTTAATTTTTTGACCAACTTGCATACCATGATTTGCAAGTATAATAACATTATTTACAACATCAAATTGTACATATGCAATTTCATCATTAACTTCTGCTGACACATTTGCAGAAACGCTATTTAATGCAACTAAAGCCTTGTCTGGATTAGCATTAGTATTTTCATAAGGGCCATCTTCCTGATCATAATCACTCATTGTCCATACTGAATTATCTTCAGCACGTACTAAGGAAGCAGTTGAATCAATTGTTCTAGATAAAAGAAAGGGTTTTCTTGTAGGACATGTAAAAAATAATACGTCACCACTTTGAGTCCAAGTTAATTTTTTTATCTCATCAACATTAAGACTCGCATTTGAGGCATGTGTATATGTAAACCATCTATGAGATTTTATTACATATGGAAGCTGTGGTGCTGTACCAAAAAATGTTAATTGTTTGTCCTGAGAGAATATTCTTATGTATGCTTTATTACTGAATGTACAAGCTACTGTCCTGGCAGCATTACCAGTTTCCGTAATTGTAAATGTAGTAGCTGAATCTATAGAAACAATAGTTGCACTTGTGTCGGCTGATGGATAAGCAGTTGTTGTTGCGATTGTTGCAACACCTCCACTCTGCCATAAGTGTTGACCAATACTTAGCAAGGCCACATTACCAGATGTTGCTGTAACTGTTGTTGATCCACTTGTAAAGTCACAATTAAACGTGGTATCAGTAGCATTTTCATCATAACCTATTTCAATAACATATGCTTCAACTCCTCCTTTATAGAAAGGGATTAGTCTTGAATAGGCAGTCTTAGCCTCTGCCACATGTATTGTGCCTGGGCGCTTCACCATTGGCCCCTCAATCAAAGGGATCATGTTCTCAGCATCAGAAACACCAAAGGAGTAAAACTCTTCAGGAGAACGCCCCTGGAGACTTTTGGCTAATATCCCTTCAGTAAATCTAGATTGCTGGAATTCAAATGTTGGCATTAAGATACTGGCGGTGTGAAATTGTTGGCTACGGCATTACCAGTTTTTGGATAGTTAAATGTCCTGTGAACTGGTGTTGTTTCTCTACGCCTTGCATTCCAAAAAGTTGAATCTTCCCTATGTTCTGGTGTTTTGTCTTTAGAATTCGCAGATCTGGCTTCTTGCAAAGACATTACATACTTTTGCATAAGACGATCTCTAAGTGTATCTTTACCAGTTAGCGACTCAGATACTTCAGTTGCTAATTTTAAAGCAATAGCTTCTGCTAATAATACATCTAATGTACCTATATCTGTTGGTTCAAATACATATAATAGATTTAATGTGGTTTCATTAGATAATATATTATTGCCTTGTACTCTGTATCTTGAAACAGGATGTACTTCAACTACTTTAATATAGTCTGCTGGTAATTGGAAAGTACTATTAAACCCAAATAAAGGATCATCAATCTTTGTTAACTCCACTCTTTTCATTACAGAATTCCAGTCATGCATTCTTAAGACTGTACGTATTACATCATCTATCCTAGCACTTGTAATCCTTGCTCTTGCATTGTCGTCATTTAAGTTTTGTATAGGTGCTTCACCTAAGTTGGATAGTGCAAGATTTGCGATACTAACTTTATTCATAATTTCCCTTTAAAAAAAGGGGCATAGTTTCCTACACCCCCTAATTGGTTAATCAATTGTATAATGAATCGTACAGGTGATTATCCTAGCTGCAGTCCACACAGTTGTAGTATTTTTAACTATTACAACTGCTCCATCAGGATAGGATAAAGGTGCAACACTAACTGTAGTCGCAGTCTGTCCAGTTTCAATCTTTCGGTTGAAGTTGGCGTTATGCGAAGCTGCAGATAATATCCCAGCAACAGCTTCAGTCGTAGTGCCACTTACTGTGACTCTAGTTCCTATTGATGTTGGGCCTGTTCCTATTGCACCACTTACACCCAAATGTGCATCCCATACTCTTGCACCTTTAGGTAAATCACCTATTACTATAACATCTCCCACAGCTGAACCAGTTGCAGGGACAGTATAAGTATCAGACAAAATACGCATTCTTCCACCCATTGAATGAGCATCGCCCATCTTCATAGGTACAGAATTTGCCTTCGCCTGTTGTGTTCCATATACGTCTGCCATATTTACTCCTTATTATTAATTAAAAGTTAAGCGTTCATTTTAAAGGACTCAACCTATAATTAGGTCATTTTGAGGCAATCAACTTGAACAACCATTTCCTCCCAGACTCTAGTTGCACCCATATCCATTTCAAAATATGCATACGGAGTAAAACTTTTATCTGCTCGAGGTTCAATCTTCGTTACAGGATCCATCCAGACACAGAGCGAAAGCCCTGCAGGGTGAAAACAGAGAACTTTTTCTCCAGTATCACTGTTATTCATTCCAGCTGTATATGTAGGAAGACTTTCATATTTAATGAATTGGAATCCTGCAAAGAAGTTTGTTTCACCTTCTACTAATGCACGAACATTATTATAGTCTATACTCTGGATAGCCGTAGAATGAAGCAGAGCTTCTATC